ACTTTGGGTATTAGTCTGCGCCAGCATTTTTGGCATAAAGGGTACACAAGTATTTAGGAATGGTAAGAAGTAAGAAAGGAGAGAAAAATGAGTATAAACGGAAAAGTTAAATGGTTTAATACAACCAAAGGTTACGGTTTTATTGCAAGAGATGACAAAGAAAAAGATGTATTTGTACATTCTTCAGCAGCAAGAGCCGCAAACCTACAATTAAATGAAGGCGATGCGCTAACATTTGAAGTTGAAGAAGGTCAAAAAGGACCTTCGGCAGTTAATTTGCAGTCGGCATAAATGGTTAAAAATAATGTAGACATACATTATTAAAACAAATATAAACAATTAAGGAGAAAATTATGAGAAATGATTTTGGATCAAGACCTTACAAAACTAGATTTCCTTACAAAGCTGGAAAATCAGCTGGTAAGGAAAAGAAGCAAGGTTACGATGACAGATTAGATGAATCTCTAGGTGCAAGACACGGCAAAAAATCTCAAAGCTACAAAGCCAGAAGAAAAGAATCTGAAGGCATGGAAAAAGCTATGGGAAGAAGAAAATATGCTGCTGTTAAGACTATGGATAAAAATAGTAGAAAAGCATAAGGAGAAGTTATGGGTATAATAACTAAAGGAATGGGGGCTATTCTTAAAAAGGTAAAACCCAAATCTAAATCAAAATGGATTAAAGGTGGTCCTAAAAAACTTGGATCTATCGTAGGGGTTAAACCTGGAACAGGTAATGTCCCTTGGCATGTTAGTGCAGGAAAAACTTTAAAAGAGAGAGATAGAATAGTTAAAACTTCTAAAAGAGTTGACACTATTCATAAAATAGATGCTGCTGAAAAGAAAATTAAAGAAGGAACAGCAGAGCTTAAAAAATTAAGAACAACTGGGTGGACTGGAAAACCTCATGGTAAAAGAGGAACAAAACATTATTTTCCAAAAGGAGAAGGTAAGATGGCTCACAAAGTTGGACCTAAAAAAACTAAATATAAAAAACCAGAACCACCTAATAAAGACGAACCATTTTAATTATGAGCAATTGGACTAGAGCAAACCCGTTAGCAGCAGTACCAGGATACAATGTCCCTCGTGGTCATTTTGCGAATGGTTATACTAATGGAGGGGATAGAGTTGCTATGAGAGCCGGTGGAAGAATAGGATTTAAAAAAGGTACTGATAAGAACTGGATTCAAGACGTAAATAAATCAATCAAAAAACGTGGAACTAAAGGCAAGTGTACACCTATTACAAAAAAAGGTTGCACTGGAAGAGCAAAAGCGTTAGCAATGACGTTTAAAAAGATGGCTAAGAAAAGGAAATCATAATGTCAGATAAAAGATTAAAAGAGATGAATAGGAGTCTTAAAGTCAAAAGCATTACGGATAAATTACATTCAAGCGGCGTCGTGTTGGATAAAGTTATAGATAAATTAAATAGAGGCAGTATAGCTAAAAGAAAAGCAGGTCTTAATAAAGGCGGAAGAGCCGGTTATAAACCAGGTGGACCTGTTCCGAAAATTGGTAGACCAAAAAATCCAAGAGACAAATGGAAAGACAAAATTAGAGATTGGGGTACTGGAAGAACTTTTAAACCAAGAGAAAATTTAATTGAAAAAATGGGGGGAAGTGAAAAAGCTAAACCGCATTCTACACGAGAAGGAAGAGTTGCTTCAGGAAAACGTAGAATAAGAAGAATACTTAAAGATGCAAACCAACGAAGACCAGGAAGACCTTTACCAAGACCAAGTCCAGGATGGAAACGTCCGGAAAACATAATGATTCCACTTCGTGCTAAACATGGCGTAGGTAGCATTGTCAAAGGTGCTAAAAAAATTATAGGCAAAACTAAACCAAAACCAAAAGAAGTGAATGTAGATAAACTTTTAAAAAATCTTGGAGACGAAATTAAAGCAGCACCATTACCACCACAATTGAAAAAATTGGGGCCAAAATTAAAAAAAGCATTTCCTCATCATGATTCAGCAGGAAAGTTAAAAAAAGCTAAAGGTGGAAGAGCCGGTTTTCAACATGGTGGAAGAACAAATTTATATGAAGAACTAGGACGTGTAGAAGCTGAACCGTCAAACAGAAATAGAAGAGCTGAAGTATCAAGAATTCATGGTGAATTGAATAAGGGTTATAAAAAAGGTGGAAGATCTGGTTATGGTTCTGGTGGCGTAGTTCTTAAAGGCAAAAAAGTCGGTATCCAAATAAAATAATGAACCTATTAAAAAAATTGTGGAACTTCCTATTTGGAAGTAAAGAAGAACCAGTAGTTTTAGAAACTCCTGCAGAAGAATCAACAGTTGATCATTGCACTACTCACTTAAGATTTAGAAAGAATTGCCTTGACTGCTTAAGAGCAGTTGCTGCAATATAATATGGAACCAGAACAAATCGTTTACAAACTTCAAAGAGCATTAGAAAGACGAGTCAATCAATTGGCAATCTCGGTTACGTCCGGAGGGGTTGACAACATGGAAACTTACAAGTATATAATAGGACAAATTAATGCACTGGAATCAGTGCGACAGGAAATCTCTAACCTGCAACATGATAAGGAGCTAAATGGCAAATCAGGAACCGTTATCGACCTCAGCAAAGGTCTCAAAAATCCACCTTCCAAATAAGGAACTCGTTGGATTAAAAAAATCAGAACCAAAAAAAGAAGTTACAAAAGAAACTACTAAATTACCTCAACCAACAGGTTGGCGTATGTTAGTTTTACCTTTCAGAATGAAAGAGAAAACTGATGCAGGTCTTTTAATCGGATCAGAAACTATAGACAGACAACAAGTGGCATCACAGTGCGGAAACGTAATGGCGATGGGGGATGCTTGTTACAAGGATAAAGAAAGATATCCTAACGGTCCGTGGTGCAAGGTCGGTGATTGGGTGGTCTTTGCACGTTATGCAGGATCACGAATAGAAATTGAGGGTGGAGAAGTTCGTCTTTTAAATGAAGATGAAATACTAGCAACCGTACAGGATCCAACAGATATCCTGCACAAATATTAACATAGGAAGGAACTATGCCAGAAGAAGAAAAAGTAAAACCAAGTGAAAAATTGGTTGATATTGATACATCGGGGCCTGAAACAGATGTAGCAGTAGAAGAAGTAAAAGAGGAGGCCGTTGTTGAAACCAAGGAACAAGAACCAAAGATCACGGAAGTTGAAAAAGAAGAACCAAAAAAAGAAGAAGATACTAAACTAGAAGAATATAGTAAAGGCGTTCAAGGACGTATTGCTAAACTTACACGAAAAATGAGAGAAGCAGAACGTAGAGAGGCTGCCGCTACTGAATATGCTTCTTCTTTAGAACAAGCAAGAAGAGTTGATCAGGATAGATTTCAAAAAGTTGATTCTGCTTATACTAAAAAATTTGAGGATAGTATTAAAACCGGAATGGATTCTGCGCAAAATGAATTAGCGCGAGCCATTGAAGCTGGAGATGCTGCCGCTCAAGTTCAAGCAAATAAAAGAATTGCTACATTAGCAATTGATAATGCTAAATTAGAGCAAAGAAAAGAAAGTATGTCTCAGGAAAAACCTGTACAGCTTTCTGACGGTGGACAATTACCACGAGAGACGCCAAGACAAATGCCTCAAGCAGATCCGATGGCTGAAGATTGGGCAAGTAAAAACACATGGTTTGGACGAGACAGACCCATGACTTTTACTGCGTTCGAGATTCACAAGGATGTTGTAAAAGAAGGATTTGATCCTAACTCTGACGAATACTATGCGGAAATAGATAAAAGAATAAAAGTTGACTTTCCTCATAAATTTGGTAATAGTAATACAACTACGCCTAAACCCGTTCAGTCGGTGGCTTCTGCGAACAGAAGCGTAAAACAAGGGCGCAAAACTGTGAGACTCACTTCTTCACAGGTGCACATTGCAAAAAAATTAGGAGTGCCACTCGAAGAGTATGCAAAACAATTAAAACTCACGGAAGGAGCATAAGCATATGAAAAAAGACGAAAAAAAAGTAACTTCTCGTGCGGCGGAAACTCGGACAAAAACTGAACGTCCTAAAGAGTACAAGCCACCATCCTCTCTGGATGCACCACCAGCGCCTGACGGTTTTAGACACCGTTGGATTAGAGCTGAATCAATGGGTTTCATCGACGGTAAAAATGTTTACGGAAGATTGAGAACTGGTTATGAGTTAGTGAGAGCTGACGAATACGAAGATTCAGATTACCCTGTCCTTACGGACGGAAAATACGCTGGGATCATTGGAGTAGGAGGCCTATTGTTGGCTAGGATACCTGAAGAACTCGCGAAGCAACGTGTTGATTATCAGAGAAAACTTTCTGAAGGTCAAGACGAAGCAGTTGAATCCGACTTGCTGAAGGAACAACATAAGAGTATGCCGATCGACATCGAAAGGCAGTCTCGCGTAACCTTCGGTGGTACAAAGAAGTAAATTTTATTTCTCGGGATAACAACCAATTCCCTATCATCGATTTAAATTAACCCGTTTATAGGAAACTATAAACTTTAAGGAGTAATACTATGGCAAATAGAAATAGCGCCGGTTTTGGATTTATTCCTGCAGGAACGTTGGGCAATACCCCAGCTACTCAGGGACTATCTAAATATTGGATTGATGCTGCATCTACTGTTGATTTATATCACGGTGGAGCGGTTGAGATTACAGACGGTTATGTTACATCTGCTGAATTAACCCCTGCTACAAGACCTGTAATAGGTGTGTTAAATGGTATCTTTTATAACGCGTCAACAACTTTAAAACCGACGTGGGCTAACTGGTACGAACAGCCGATTACTCCAGCTAACAGTGAAGATATACAAGCATTTATCAATGACAATCCTTTCCAGGAATATGTTGTTGCTACAGATGCTGCTGTAACACGAGCAGGTTTCATGGAAACTTACGAGTGTTTTACTAACACAGGTGGTACTGATTCAACTGGCGTGTCAAGCACGACTTTGAATATTGGTGGCACTAATGCTAGTACTTACCAATGGAGATTGATTAGAGAAGCAGAAGATCCTGAAAATGAGGATATTACTGCTGCTTATTGTTCAGTCATCGTTGTGCAAAGCACGAACCAAATCGTCACTCAAACTACTTAGGAGCAAATAGACATGGCAATATCACGAGCACAGCTAGTTAAAGAACTAGAACCAGGCCTAAATGCACTATTTGGGCTGGAATATAAACGTTACGAAAACCAACACGCTGAAATATACGTTACTGAATCAAGTGACAGGGCTTTCGAAGAGGAAGTTATGTTATCAGGATTCGCTAACGCAGACGTAAAATCAGAAGGTCAAGGCATTTCATACGATGAAGCGCAAGAAACCTACACTGCACGTTACACTATGGAAACGATCGCGCTTGCTTTCGCTATAACTGAAGAAGCTATCGAAGATAATCTCTACGATAGACTAGCTTCTAGATATACAAAAGCATTAGCAAGATCTATGTCAAACGCAAAAGAAGTTAAAGGTGCATTACCTTTGAACAA